CGTAGGTCCAGTGGCTCCCGTAGGTCCCGTAGGTCCCGTGGCTCCCGTTGCTCCCGTAGGTCCCGTTGCTCCCGTAGGTCCCGTTGCTCCCGTAGGTCCAGTGGCTCCCGTGGATCCCGTGGCTCCTGTTGCGCCTGTTGCTCCTGTAGGTCCTACTGGTCCGCCAGAGGGTCCAATCTTACCTGTTGGGTAAAATCGCAACATACCGATGTCTACAAATCTCACTAGTTCTGATGCCCCATACAGGAAAAATATACGACCAGCCGGCTGAGATACGCTTGTGACTACTGTACCGTTGATTTTAAAATATATAGTTGAAGAATCAGCATATATAGAGCAAATAGCATTAGCCTGAAAGGGTATGGGGGTCTCCAGCTGTTGATCTGTATTCTCAGGTGCTAGCACTCCACTGACATAAGTATCTTGCAAAAAAGCAATTGTAGGGGGGGGTGGTCCCGTTGCTCCAGCTTCTAAAGCTATAAGTTTAATCTTATAAGTATCTTCTTGTACTAACTGACCCGATCCGTTTACACTAAATGCGTTCAACCCAACTGATATCTTGGCAGTACCACTTCCAGCCGTAAAGGTAGGGGGAGTTTGAAATTGTACGTATGCTCCCTCTTGGTCACCATTCACGGACTCAAATGATGTTATTGACTCATTTGAGGTAAATCTGTACGTTGTCGGGGTTAAAATATGACCGGGATTTGTAGTACTGATAGTTGTCAACGATGGTCCATCTAAGCCAGGTTTACCAGTTGAATAATACAACACCTCCGTAAATGTGATAGGATTACTTGTCACTGTGGCATCATATATCATTTTCAACCTGAAGATGTTTCCAGCAAGATAAGTATCGCGGCTTAACAACTCAATACCTTCATGGAAGAAAATAACATTGTTATTATCTGCGTAAATACTGTACATATCTCCAGGTACGTAAGGCATCACATCGTCAGGGAAAAAAACTTCACTGCGTATATTTGCATTTAGTACTCGTTCAGCACCTACAGATTTCCTAAAAAATGAGAAATAAACATCACTATCTCCTACTAGTTTCGCATCTGTAATATCTACGCCAGATAATCCAATACGTACTGAATCCCCGATGTCCAACTCGGGTAGCCGAAACTGTAATACCATTCCAAGAGAGGCATTCAGTGTTTCAATACTTGTTACGGCGTCACCTTGATTGATAACCGTAAATGTCTTGGGATCATTAATTGTCGCCATTTATCTTACAGTTACGAATAATGTTAATATGCTGTGGATCCACCTATTGTTGTTTTTATCGTAATTTTATTAGTACTGATTTTCGTTCGTACATAGAATACTCTGTTACGTGGTACATTACCTACATCGGCGGTAAATTCGATAGCATCGTTAACCGCCAATGTGGCATTAGATGATAGAAGTATTTCATCCCCGGCTTTGCTAATGGCTGTTATTCTCTTCAGTTGTGTGATCGTCGTTGATGTTCCGGCTGATCCCTGTGGTCCAGTAGCTCCCGGTGGTCCGAGAGATCCAACTCTACCTGTTGGATGAAACAATATATCTGTAACCTCGTAATACCTAGGAATTTGAGGGTTTTCTAGAAATACAGAGGATGCTAATAATTTATATTTGGAATCAGCTGGAATATACTCAGTCCACTTAGTTTCCCCATTTATCATAAAGGTTATATTAGCTGTATCACATAACATAGAAAACGTAGCCGGCCATGCAAAACCTCGTATAATAGATCCTAATTGTTCATCGTCCTTAAATATGAAACAATCAGAATAACCTGGGAATTCTAACTCTCTGATATAAAAGTGAATATACGTGCCCGTCGTAACATCTCGTAGTCCGAATCGAATACGATCGTTAAATATACCTTGTGATAACGTTATTCTTTCGGAAGGTATTTTTAAGAAGAAACTTAAATATATCCCCGTATCATTGGCGTTAAAGGTATCAACACTTTCAAGTATATCGTTCACATAGAATCTGTATGTATTAGGAGTAATAAGATGTTTCTCGTTTGTACTTGAAGTCAAAGTAGTAACTCCAACACTTCTGCCAATAGTACCAACTGGGTAAAACAAAATATTTGATATTGAATACGTCTGTTCGTTCTGGGACGAGGAGAATTCAGTAAAAAATCTATACGACGAATCTAATTCAAAATCAACGTAACCCTTGGCAATTGGTACGTCATTCAATGACACTACGACATAGCTGTAATCAATAAATATGCTAATTGTATCTCCAGTATTATATAGTGTTAGGCTATCATTTCCAACAAGAATAGCTGTATCAGAATCATTAGATGCTTGTGATTCAATAGTTACGCTTACATATGACTTTTGATAGTCTATTGATCCAGATGTATTACTCAAAGCTAAGTATACTGACTTGTTTCCTTGTGATCCTAATAATCCTATTTGAACTATATCGGTACGGTATACAGCCGGAATGCTTGCCCGAAAATACATACCAATAGAAGATGATAGGGATTCTTGAGTGATTCCGATACCTCCCTGCGATGTTAATGTAATTGTTGTACCGTCGTTGACCGTCGCCATTTGTATTACTATTATGAATAACGTTAATATTTCAATGCGCTGGCCGCTGTTGTTCTTTTTATGTTAATCACGCTTGTGTCAGTATAATTCTGAAATGCGAAATATATGTTTAAGGCTATTATATTATTACCGTTACCACTGGTGTCGGTTTCAGGAGCTGTAAATCTAACAGCCTGATTCTCAGTCAAAGTTACATTGGTCGATAAATTTACAGTGATTCCATTTTTGCTAGTAGCTGTTAATGTTATTACATCTGCAAGTGTTGTGGGAGTTCCAAAGGCACCCACTCCCCCTGCTAAATTTATATAGTCTGTATCGCGCCACAGAGCACCAGTACCAATCTTTATCTGTCTTGTATCCGTACTAACCGCCGGTTCCCCTTCAAGTAACCTGGGATTCGTATCGTACCACTGTTGCTCCGTTGCGCGACGTAATTGGAATCGAATTTTTTGTGTTGAACTACACGCCGCCATTTGTTATAATACCCTAACATTCTCTACCAGCATCTAAAAGGGTCGTGCCTGTGGTGCTAATACCATCACCATTCATTATTGAACATGGGTCACTAACAGCCTCTACTCCACCCGAATCGTAAAAGTACTCTGTTACAGGACAAGGGAATGGTTTAGGAACGAATTTTGGTCGTAATAAACACACTTCCTTATATTCGGTACTATCCCACCGTGAATTGGGTATATTACAAGTGATTGGCAACAGCGACTGCGTCAAATTTCCAATGTTACCTGGATATTGAACCTTGACGTTACGAGCGGTCGCGCTAACACGCATTTTGTTTGTATAGTTTGAGGCAGACGGCATCTTATTTCTTCTTGGGAATTCGTGCTTTGCGGCGAATCGGCGCTGGAGGAGGCGCGGGCGCAGCTTCCAGTAATGGCTCTGCTAGTTCCTTAAAACGCTGTTCCGCGGCTTCCACTGGTAAATCCTTGTATACCACGTCCAGTTTCAATTTGAGGTATTTGTCCATAATTTGTGGTGGGAACATTTCGCACAGCATTATTCCACGTACGGGGTTCGAATGGTATGCTCTTCAATTCATCGGGAACAGCAGTTCCGTAACTGGCATATAAAAAATACCCAAACGACCCAATAACTATAACGAATATAGTCAAGTTGAACCACCACGAAAATATACTATCTCGGATAGATTTTACCCAAATAAGATTATTTTCAATCTTCGCAGACACTCCTTCTACCAAGTGAATCATTATAATGGAAACTGAAATATAAGATAGATAAATAAGCGTGTCATGTCTTCTTCGGCTGTGTACTACGGAGTCCCACTATTAATTGGAAGTGTTGGTTCTTACTTTGTAGGGTTGATGTTTGAGGAAGAGGTAACGCCTCCCGAATATTCTTTTGATGGTAAACAGCCCGATGTATTAACTCCGGGTGTACTCGGAACCGATACATTAACTCCGGGTGTACTCGGAACCGATGGCTACAAAACGGCAACCTTTGATGACTCGGGTACAATTCTGCCGCAGACTCTCAGCAATACATTAGATTCAAGGACAAACATGCCCCAAGCATTCAGCACTAACCAGACACCGTCGCTGAATATTAATCCGAATGTAAACATTACCAACAGCCCGCAGCAGAATGTAAACCCAATTTTTGGCTCAACTCCTGCTCCTGCTCCCGCCCCATCCATCTTCGGGACAACGCCGGCTCCCGTTGGACCTGCCGGACCCGCTGGACCCGCTGGACCCGCTGGACCTGCTGGACCTGCTGGACCTGCTCCATCATTATTCGGCTCAACACCTGCTCCTGCTCCTGCTCCCCCGCCCGAACCAACACCAACTCCGTCAACTCCAGCGTCGTTCCCAACTCCGGCTCCAGCTCCTCTACCGGAGCCTACACTAATTCCTACATCATTTGGACCAAAATCGGTATCGCATCCTAGCTCCAATGGCTCAACCCTGCCTAAACCACCGCCCTTGACGCCCAGTATAACTCAATTCGGTCCGGCAGATAGAACTGGTTGTATATCGTCTGTAAAACAGCCACTATCGTCTAATCCTGCGTTTACAGAAATTAAGCCGCCCAGCATACAGCAGTTTGCTCCAGCGAATAGGGAGGGATGTGTATCATCGGTCGGTCAGTCCACAACTCCTCAAGCCGAAGTAGAAGAGGATTTTCGCGGACACATCATGGACCCTGAAGTGGCAGCGATTCCTCGTGTTCCCGACGATTCGCAACAACCTACAACTACCGCTGAACCCGCAGTTCTAACAGACCCGAATGCTCCGACTGGTCCCCAACGCAGAACATTACCTACAGCTACTCCTGAACCCCCAGTTCTAACTGACCCGACTACTCCGACTGGTCCTCAACGCAGAACTGTAGCCCCGCAGCAACCTACAACTACCCCTGAACCCTCAGTTCTAACAGACCCGACTACTCCGACTGGTCCCCAACGCAGAACATTACCTACAACTACCCCTGAACCCGCAGTTCTAACCGACCCGACTACTCCGACAGGACCTCAGCGTAATATCCTAACAGACCCGACTACTCCGACTGGTCCTCAGCGTAATATCCTAACTGACCCGAATGCTCAGACAGGACCTCAACGTAGAACACTACCTCCGACACAACCAGTAACTGGATTCCAGCCTGAAATTCTAGCCCAACAGAATGCTATACCCAATACTCAGCCTGAAGTTCTAACAGACCCGAATGCTCCGACAGGACCTCAGCGTAATATCCTAACTGACCCGAATGCTCAGACAGGACCCCAACGCAGAACTGTAACTGGATTCCAGCCTGAAATTCAGAGAGAAGTTCCGACAGAACCTATGACTACCCCCGAACCCGAAGTTCTGACTGACCCGACTACTCCGACAGGACCCCAACGCAGAACTGTACCCGGCTTCCAGCCTGAAATTCTAGCCGATACCCAGCCTGAAGTTCTGACTGACCCGACTACTCCGACTGGTCCTCAACGTAACATTTTAACCGACCCGACTACTCCGACAGGACCTCAGCGCAATATCCTATCCGAACCAAATGCTCCGACAGGACCTCAACGTAACATTTTAACCAACCCGACCACTCCTCAACCACTTGTAACTGGTTCGGGACGCCGGTTTAAAACTGCGCGTCGTTCGTACTTTTGAGACATTCTGAACTTTTTACATTCAAATCTGATAGCAGTTTATCTACATAGTCATTGACACAATCATGCTTACAAATAGAAATATCGCGTCTGCCGGTAGCCAACAGCAGACGTATAATTTCGTAGTGTTCTTGCTTGGGGAACTGTTTCATACATATGGATACATTATTGCTATTATAGTTTAACTTCTCTCGCAACACATCCATTATTTAGTAAGAGTTCAGTTTCTGCGTATATGGATTATTCTTAAAAGCATCCAACAATGCAGACGAGTTACGCTCAACATTAACGTCCTGCTGAAGGGGCTGATTGTAGCGGTAAGAACCTAGATGCTCTGCGCTGGAAACAAGCGCCTGCTGGGGTACATTCATACGCGTAGCACCGGTCAGCATGCTATCCATATCATACTTGACATTAGTAGAATACTGTTCGGCTCCCACAGATGCTCCCATACCCGACAGACCCGCAGGTCCTGGGCGTCCCTGTGCTGTTAATTTCATAAACTCCTGATAAGGTTCAGTAAACGCACGAATATACGAACTGAAGGTTGCGACACCGGGTCCAGCAGGTGTAGTTTGTACGCTGTAGGTTGACTCACGTGCCTGTTCTTTCTCGGGCTGCTGGGAGTAAACTCGGGGCGCAGTTTGTACACCCACCGCCGTATTCGCACGATCCATTCCAAGTACCTGGAAGCGGTCGGGCTTATTCTTCTTAACGTCAGCCTGAATACCGGGCTGCGTAATTATGTGTGCGCCCTGAACGACCGGCTGTTCATACGTCAGCTTCTCATTTCCAACCACACGCATCTCGTCAGTCGTTCGGGGCATGGTATATTCACGCATATCGGCCTGCTGGAATCCTCCCTTGGGAATATTGGTATAGCCATCGTTAACGCCCGGACCCACCTGAACCTGTTCGACCGGAAATACATTATTCATGCGCTGGCCGGTTACCATACGAGACTGTAAGAAATCGGTTTCAACTTGCTTTCCGAAAGGCTGTCCCACGCCGGGCTTCGTATCGTACAGCGACTTGACCTCGCGTTTTTGAAAATACTCTTTACCTGCTCCATTGTGATTATCCAGAATGGCATTAGTCGCCCCCGAGTACATACTTTGAGTTACATGAGACCCAAAATATGGAACTTCGTTGCTATGGCCCTTGCCTTCAGGCGCAATTGGACGCTCTTCTTCCGGAGTATATTTCTGTGCGTTGGGAATAAACCCTTCTTTCTTGTTATCCTGATTTGCCAAAACGTACCCGATCGCCCCGAGTCCTACCAGTAGAGCTAGTTCAATCATCCTTGTATTCAATTGTTACTTTTTATTCTTACAACATACCCCACATAGACCATCCGGTGCGGTTGAAAGACGATACTCTTATCTTGCCAGAGTTCTCTTTGAATCTGTTGTATGCATCCCTTTGCGCGTCGCTTTCAAATGAAACTGGAATGGGGTACTTATTGTTGTCGCAGTTCGGCTTCGTACCATAGCAGTTAACACCAAACTTCATGGCTGGATCGAAATAACCTCCATTGATACCGGGTCGCCCGCAGCGCGTTCGTTTATTATTGTCTACTTCCTGTAGGAGCTTCTTCCAGGTATCCTCCTGCGTAGGGAACAAAGCCATTCCACCAGTCGTCCAACCGTACCCGCACCACTCGGCTCCCCGAGAGAACGCCTCTTGGACCTGTTCGTACGTGGCAAGTTCCGCATTGTAAACCGCGCATACCGCAGGTGCCTCATCATAGGTATATTTATTTCCGCTAACGAAAAAGACTTCTTTTAGACCACTGGGTGCTTTAGGGAGCGTTTTCTTCTTGTATAAATCATTAACCCCGGCAGGGACAACACTTAAATTCCACTCGCTGATGTCCAATAAAGGTTTTTCAATTATTTGAGACACATATACCGCAATAATAACCAGTGTAATCGTAACACCCACCGCCATTATGCTGTACGTTAGTAGGTATACCGACACAGCCAGAGCGACTGTTACGATTAGAAACATATACTTTTCCATTATTCATCTAGACGATAATAAATCACTAGTCGCATATTAGATGATAGCGGGAACTGCTTGGGGCTGTACTCTTGTACACGCTCATCATCCAGCAGGAACCACGACGAACCGGGGGGCATGTTGCGCCCGTAAGTCCACCAATGGGAACCGTTGTAACATACCACTGACGAAAGCGCGTACTTATTTTTATTCAGTACCATAATGCTCGAGTACTGAACAGTAGTGTCCGATAGAGGTGCATGAAACATCATACACTTGGGAAATGTCCCAATCAGTTGCTGTCGCATACCGCCCTTGTTTTTACATTTTTCACATTCCCATTCATTAACCTCGTATGGCTCAACTGTTTTCGTGATACAGTCTGATAGCGGAATATCTCTACCGTCGATAGAATCCAGCGAAAACTCAATAACCGTATCGTGAGTTGTGCTTTTGTGGGGGCAGGTATTACACTTCATAGTATGTGCGATTTTGAAACGACAAAGTTCGTCAAGGAATGGCAGCTTGTCGCATAAATATTGCAGTAGCTCGTGACTGTCACCGATTCCTCTACCCGCAGGCATGGTGTCCGTCCTTACCGCCTCAAAGAATTCACGTAATCCACCCTCACCCTTTGACTTCCAAATACGAGATAGACAAACATCAATAATATTGGATGAATCAACATTTCCCGTTTGGTAACGTTCTTGGACATCAGGGATGCGAAAGAACGATTGGAGTGCCCCGTTCACCCAGCAGCTGCCGTTGTAATTGTGGAGCCCGAACATTCTTGAACTTACTTGTGAAAATTAGCAAAGTCGGACAGGTATGGTTCAGGAGGACCTGATACTGGGAAATTCGTTTTCGCGTATGGCTTGAAAGTGAATACATTCATATAAGCCGCGTTACGGGTTGCGGTATTTGAACCAAATTCACCATCGTCTTCGTACATGGCAGCCTTTTGTCCACTAGCGTTATCTTCGTCTTCAATGCTACCACCCGGACCCGATGCATTACTGGCCACACCACCCGGACCCGACGCATTACCGGCCACACCGCCCGGACCCGATGATTTTCTACCAACACCATTGGGTCCATATACTTCTGGATACGTCTTACCGTCCATGCCAACTGGTCCGTATATAGAACGCTTACAGGTACCGCTTGACATATGTTCAACCGGTCTAAAAATCCATCCAACTATCACGACAATTGAAATGAAGGCAATATAGTAAACATATTTCATTCTCAGTTATTATTACTCGTTAAAAGAATAATGTTCTCACTTGAATGGATATTTATTGGAGTAGTAACTGGGTTACTTATGGTATCTGTATTTATACCACCATCCCGTAAAGAACCTCGAGTACCTACGCCAAATACAAAGCAGGTGTATAAAACGTCGTCGGGCTGCGTAAAGTTCAAGACTCACGAGGTTCCATGTTCGCAAGAAGCTATGTCTTTGAATTTAGTCGCTTCTCAACATAAATGATGATACAGATAACGAAACTGCTACATAACCCACATAGCATAAAGGTCCTTTCTTTCTTAGTGGGATTGGGGCTTGCAGTATTGCTATTTCACAAGCCTTTGACTACCGAAAAAACACTCGCTTTGTCGATAGAAGAGATACAAGGTCGTGTAGTTCCAAATGGGAACAAATGTTATTCTTATGTTGCGGAAGACTGTCCATGTGAAAAGTCCGTATCTAAATAAATAAATGGCAGAAGGGGCAACTAATTTGGCTGATTTATTAGGAGGCGGTCCCATCCAGAATCCATCGCTCCCGCAGTCAACTACGTTTGCTCCTATGGTTACTGGAGGAGGAGATCCTTTCATAGCACCGATGCCATCTAATCAGCCTGCTACCAAGCTCGTGAGTCACGATGCCACCTTTTCTATGATTCGCCGCGCAGTCAAAAATATGATGTTTTATATTGCCTTTTTTATAGCAGCGGTGGTTATTTCGTTACCTATCCCACGTGCCTTATTTCTGCAGTATATTCCCAACACGTATACCAGTGGAGGAGTTGTTAGTTATTTAGGCGCGAGTATCTTGGGAGCTATAGCCGTTGCTATTGCCTACGTTCTTGGGACTCTGCTCGCAGTTCTTATTTAATCCATAATTGTTCTCGCATTTTCATCATTATTATCGGAAGAATACAGCACCCTCAGCAGACCATATTCCCGAATACACTTGTGAAGAAACGTCTTACAGTTGTGACACGGTTTCGAATTTTTAATATTTCCGTGTTTACTGAGGCGAATAACTTCCAACGTACAACCGTTCAGTTGTGAAATATCACCAAGACGTTTCACAACTGCCCGTTCCGCATGTAAGCTTTGGTCATCCCACCCCGAACCACGACTACGTGTTCCAATAGTGTTCCTAGCCTCTGCGATGACCTTCCTCCTCCTAGTAAGCCTAGCCACATGATACTCGGTATTATGAACGCACTTATATTCCATCTTGGGTACAACGAGTCACTTAGCATGTATGGATTCCGTTTTTCAGATGGCAAGCTTATATTAAATATGGAGACGTTTCGTCGACGTTCAAAGGGCTGGCAGAATGACGCACCTGCTTACATCCACCCAAGAATCCTATTTGGAGCAGGGATGTTCATAACCCCTGAATTTATAGCAAAACACAAAATTACACACGTTATTAACTGTGCATCGGAATCCGATAGTCCTGCTTGGTTCCGAACGAAATTCCCCAGCAAGTATTCCGAACTAAATGCGGTTGATAGTTTAGAGACAAATATATTAGATTGGTACCCAAAGTTTGAGGCAGTACTACACTCGTTTCTGTCGGAAAATAGTTCACAAAATATTTATGTCCACTGTCAGTGTGGAATCAACCGCAGTGGGTTTCTGTGTTTGGCATATGCCTGCCGAAAGCTGAAATATGATTACAATGAAATGGTAAAGAGTGTCCTATCGCAAAGACCATGTGCCTTTACGAATCCAGCATTTCGTAATCAAGTACAACAGATGGTTTTAAGCGGTGTAATAAAGAATGATTAATAATGGATAATATATTCCGTACGAAGAAGTTTCGCGAAACAGCATCGCGTTCTAATACGTCAGATACTGTTTCCGGAACACTCGATTCTTTACATCAAAACATAATAAATAATATAAAAGACTCCGATATTGCGGATATGAAGCAAAAAATTGAAGATATCAGACAAAAAATTAGTAGTTTAAATTCGGACAAATCAATAGAAGCTATACTTGCTACGACCAAGTTACAACTTGAATTGAACGAATTAGAACATACGCTGAATGACAAAACACCGGTAGAAAACTATTATTTAAAAAACGCAGACATTATGCTGAAATATTACGGCACGCAAGAAAAAACACATTTCAATTTGACTTCGCCTCAAAATCAAAATACATTTCTCAAATACTTGACTCCTTCAAACACCGCAGATACTTCATGTGTCTCTAAGAAAGAGTTGTTCGAACAGTACGCTAAACGTATGAAACTGAATACGGCATCTTCTACTGAAACTAGCACTCAGGATGTATCGGAGCATTGTGTCAAGTGTAATGTGTCCCGGGAAGAAATTGGGTCGGAAGGAATACTAGTGTGTCCTGTTTGTGGCTCCGAAGAATATATGTTAGTTGTATCCGACTTTCCATCATTTCGTGACCCACCTAAGGAACGAAACAATTACGCATACAAGAAAATTAATCATCTTAATGAAATTTTGAATCAGTTTCAAGCAAAGGAGTCTACAATTATTCCTGATGAAGTTATGCACGAGGTTGTATGCGAAATCAAGAAACGACGTATCCAAAATATCGCCGATATGACGGAAAAGGATATGCGAGAAATACTGAAGAAACTGAACCGTTCAAAGTATTACGAACACGCTACACACATACTGTCGAGATTAAACGGGAACCCGCCGCCAACCATAACGCCCGAAATAGAAGAAAAAATCCGTGCGATGTTTCAAGAAATACAAGCACCGTTCTTAGTGTACTGTCCAGACGAAAGAACGAACTTTTTGTCGTATTCCTACATTTTGTATAAGTTTTTTGAGTTGTTGGAACTTGATGATTACAAGGTATACTTTCCCCTGCTGAAATCCCGTGACCGTCTAATCGCACACGATGAAATTTGGAAGAAGATTTGCGATTATTTGAGATGGGAGTTTATTTCCAGCGTCTAGCGCCAGTGGTCTAACGGCGCTTAGAGAGGAGGCCGGACTTCCACACTAGCGTCCAGGCGACGACGAACACCAGCGAGTGGACGACGGCCTGCGTCGTTAGGGACGAGCCCGGGGGGAGGGAGACTAGCACGCCAGGGGTTAGGGCAACGAATAACGCAGCGAGAACGGCGAGTTTGGCGAACATTGTATAATACTTGTTTAGATAATTTTCCCAATTGGATACTTACCCATTAACCTGAATAACGCGGGCGCACTTCCAATACCTCGGTCGTACAGCAGCGCACCACCGGCATAGCAAAGATACGGCATACCCGGTATATGATATGGCTTCTCAGGGGGGCATTTCTTATAACACAATCCATCAACTCTTTCGGTATTCTCCTTAGGACCTCCGGGGTCGGTATTCGGACATGTCCCTCCGTTATTCAGTCGCCCACGAACTGCTCCGCCGGTAGCACAGCCAGTCCACCACAGTCCCCAGTTCACACAACGGTCATTCCACCCTAGTGGTTCGCGACACGTTAATCCATCATTATTCCATCCCGACGGGCACGGTTCAAGCCCTACCGGTGTTCCAACCCCTCGGTTAAACGAATCAACCCTACACGTGGTCAAAGACCCCGTATATCCGCTACGGCATTTAGTGTAACACAATCCAGCATCTAAATCGGGTTTGTCGGGGTGACACGTGAATGGAGTGCGGGATATCAATTCCTGCCCTCCTACACTCAAACTTTGCGAATTTACATTTAAGACTTCACGCCCTCCGGCAGCCTGAGGTAGGGCTAATCTAAAATTCTCTCTAATTCGGGTGAAAGCCCAAAATGTAAATACAAGTAGGGCAATCCAGACAAGTAGATCAAATACCCCCATTATATCTTAAATGGATTTAACTACACGGACTATGAATGTCTGATTTTAGACGGCATTCTCCAGAAGAACACTTCGTATATCCAGCAGGGCACGGTTGTTCAGCTCGGGTGTTTGGGTTATCAAAAGATTCCAGGAGAGGGCGAACATATTTGTAAACTAGATAATTAACAACTGCGAATATCAGCCCATGTATCACCGACTGTTCAAGCAGCTTACCGCCGGGCGGAATATTCAAATGACTACCGGGAACAAAAAGCATAAACAATAACGCCTTGAGTAAAATATTAACCCACATTTACTTCTTAACTAGTTTTTTCGTCAAGTTTCAGGGGGTCATATGTGGCATGTCCGGTCGGAACGCATCCTCCGTCCTCGGTCATACGGAATCCATTAGGGCACTTTCGACCGAAGTTTCCGAAATTTTCACGATAGGACCAGTAAGCGCCCATTACTAAACTAGCAGCAACTGCGAACAGAACAGCGTGCGTAACTAACACTGTCGCGCGACTACCTTTGCTGGGTAGGCGAAACAGGACACCGGGAACAAAAGCCACGAATAGAATTACCGACAAAACGCTACTCACTATATCCATTTATCTACTTATTCATAAATGTTTTCTTTACCCAGTTTCGGTCGGCCGTATATTTCCTACTAGCGTCCTTATCGGTTCTCTTGGTGTAGATAGCAACCGCGTTGAGCTTACGGAAGGTTTTGAGTGCGCCCGTAGAATGAACTGAACGACGCAGAGAGCGATGGCGCGCATGTGAACGCTTACGTGCAGAGTATCCAAATTTGGACAGGCTACCAGGCTTCAACTTTCCAATACCTTCACCATTCTTATCCGCCCAGCGTCCCGGCGCACCGCGGTCTGCGATGCGAACCGACGGTACTCTCGCTTTCCGTACAGTTGTCTTATGGACACGTGTATCCGTCGGACGCGTGAATGAACGACGGTCATGTGCTCGGCGAGTATACCCTCTGCGGATAATTGTACGCATTTACATATCAAACAGAAGGGTTTTTGTTGGGGCAAGTAGAACAACTCTTCTTTGCTACTTTAACCTGCGAATAGTTATTTGCTACATATAGTACGACAGGAACTATCAGTAACAGTAGCCATAACCAGGACATTTATTTTACCAACAGTTTTCATTCAACACGCATATAACATACACTGATATGGGTATTCCTTTTTATTTTGTATCCCTACTGAAATCGCATAAGAATATTACGAAACCTGTCAAGCAAAGATTGGATGTTGATGTGTTGGGAGTAGACTTCAACTGTTTGATTCATCGTTATTTGAAGGACGAGGACCCAGTACAATCGGTGGTTGCTGCCTTTGAACATATTGTTACCGAAATATGCCGACCTAAGCATCTGCTCATCGCAATGGACGGTGTAGTTCCCTACGCCAAAATTGTTCAACAAAGGTACCGTCGTATGCGAGCGGCTACCGGAACATCGGTATTCGATCGCAACCAAATCTCACCTGGAACACCTTATATGAAAGACTTGGAACACACACTTTCCCTGAAGTTCCCCAATGCAGTTATGAGCTCTACGGCGGAAGAAGGAGAAGGAGAGCATAAATTGTTTCATATGATTCGCAGACTGCCCGAAAGTGAGCGTCGCGACGTATGTATCTATGGTCTCGACGCGGACTTGATTTTGATTTGTCTACAGCATTCCGGTGTATCTACAACCATGTCCCTGCTTCGGGAAAGTGGTGAGTTTAATGATCCCAAATTGGAAACAGCAGAATTTTCAACATTACTGATTCAGTCCCTAAAGAGGGAACTGCCTATCCAAATTGACCAATATATCGCACTCAGTATCCTCTGCTTCGGAAACGATTTTATGCCGAACTTGGGGATGTTTTCTTTGCGAGAAGGCGGATACGAACGAGCCCTACAAATTTACGAAAAGGCAGGGAATCCCGACCTCCTGACTTTTGAAGGACGCGATTGTTTCTTGGATTTTGCCGAACGCTCCGAAATGGCCACACTCAAAGAAAGAATCCATTTGAGACGCCGCCCGGAAGAGAAGGCACTTTTTGGAAGAGACGGATGTCAATTTGAACGAATGTACCGACTTCACATTTTGGATGGTGTAGAAAACATCGAGCCAATCGTCCGGGCATTTTGGATAACCTTTCACTGGACACTACATTACTTCAGAACGAACGAGGTTTTGAACTGGGAATGGGTATACCCATATACCGAAGCACCCCTGATTCAACATATACTGAAATTTTCAGAAACTCAATGTGAACCAAAAGAAAGAACATTTGGAATCACACGTCAACTTCAGTTTATTCTTCCTAGCAAATCAATTAGGAATGCCAAAAAACTAATGAAGTTTCCAGATGAAATATATAGTGAAACACGGCACCCGTGGATGAAACGTCACGATTGGGAATCCGACCCCCGAATTTCTCTGCCATGGTCTACCTTAAGCGAAATCGTCCCTCTCTGAGACCGACTCCTGTTAATTTTGATGATACAACTGATAACGTACCCTTGGAAGTCATAATGTTTCGTGTTGGAGGCGTCTCGTCGATAGAAGTATCCACGTCAGCTGTCATATCAAAAGTAGACGTGCTCTCATCTGTTTTGTGGTTCCAGTATTCTTCAGTTATTCTTTTTAGATTGCGCGTTTCTCCCATATGTACCATACCATCTCCGGTCATTTCGCGTCCCCAATTTCTAATAAGATACTCCAAGTATTTCTTGCGATATACTAATCCCGAATTGAACTTTGTATTTCTATAATACACATCCAAACACTCCTGAACAGTAGCAGGTCGGGGTTTGTTCAATCTCCGGTTAACAGTATTATGGGCGCGAACAACAAACAAGAAAAACTGGAACTTACTTGAATTCCATCCAGGATGAGACTCAGTATAGTTTTGGAATATAATTTTGAAATGAGATTGACAGGATGGACAACTGATACTATCCCTAAACGAAGCCATATACCGCTTAAGTATTTCCTTATCTGCTTGTGATGGGACTTCGGGATACAACAAAGAAACGGAGTGGAGTGTCATCCAACCAAGAGGTCCCCAAAGACTCGTCATTAATTAGTCTATGGAAATGAATCCGGCAATAGCACCGCCTTCAACGATATCCCGTATCAACGCGGGTGGCGTTCCGCTACCCTTTAATAAACCATGTTTCTGAGCAAGTGCCTTCACCTTTTCATTACTCATTTTTTCTAATTTTTTGCGAATAGTTCGGCGATATTTTTTGGTTCCTGCTTCGGTTACTAATCTAATTCTGCTTTGCTTGGCGGTTTTACGCAGAGGAGGTGCCTTTGCTGGGTCTTTTACTTTCAGGATACCTCGTGGAAACGTCTTTACAGTTTTGCGGGGTTTCTTACCTGCTGAATTACCGCCGACTTTCGTGATGGTTAACTTTTCGGACATCCTTCCTTAAAAACGAATCAAGAAAGATTTACGCCGAGTTCGCATTATCAAATTACGATGGAGTGGAAAGCTGTTCAATCGTATTTCGGAACACAGGGCGTTAGTCGCATGGTGGAGCACCAAATTGAATCATTCGAAGACTTTGTTCGCAACAAAATTCCACTTATCGCAACCTCGACTGCCCCAATCGTTGTTTGGCACGAGTTTGACGAGAAAGTAAAAAAATACAAATACGAGTTTCGCCTGTCGTTTGAAAACATTACCTACATGAAGCCGAGAATCCAGGAAGCAACTGGCCGAGTAAAACCCATGTTCCCACAGGAAGCTCGTATCCGAAACTTCACCTACGCAGCCCAGATGTTCTGCGATGTGAGGTTTGTAGCCCGGACGTACAAGGGTGAGACTATGACCGAGTTTGACGAGGCCGTTCGTGTATTTTCGGGAGTATCGCTCGGTAAGATTCCCGTAATGTTGGGGTCTTCACTGTGTATTCTGGGAGACTACCCAATTACTCGCGAAGAAATGGGAGAGTGCCCACATGATCCGCTAGGTTACTTCATCATTCACGGCAGTGAAAGAACCATTCTCTGCCAGGAGAAGGTAGCAGATAATCGTATCATGGTATTCTACAACAAGAAGACTGCGTCAAAGTACACTTATTCAGTTGAAATGAAATCTCTACACGAATCGTTTACTACGCCGCCCAAGAAAATTGAAATTCGCATTAGCTCCAAGTTCAACGGAATGGGCTATCCACTTATGATGTGTGTTCCGCGATTCAGAGAGGATATTCCAATGGTTGTATTCTTTCGTGCGATGGGCATTGAAACCGACGAGCAAATTGTGAATCTAATCTGGGGGAACGACCTTATGTCGGCAGAGTGCTTGGCTGCGTCTTTCAAGGAGTGCTCGGACATCAACATTTACACTCGCGAAGACGCTATCCGCTACCTGTCCAATCATCTACAGTATTCTACAACTCACGAGGATAAGTGTGCTTACGTGCGCACCCTGCTGGATACCGAGTACTTACCCCACGTTAAGTTTGGGGGAGAGACGCTACCGTCTAAGACCATTGAAGCACGAAAGTGTATCATCACCGCCTCTATGGTTCGCCGACTGATTTCTACCGAGCAAGGTCGTATTCCAATTGATGACCGTGACGCATACCCGAATAAGCGTATCGTGACCACTGGATCACTCTTGACGCATCTGTTCCGACAGTTGTTCCAAAAGGTTTGTAAGGATATCCGTGGCAAGTTTGTACACGAGGTGAATAACGACACTTGGAAAAAGGCAGAAACTCCCAATCCACTTGATGTTCTAAACGTAAACAATTTGTACAAAATTTTGAAAGTATCAACGATTGAGGGCAAGCTGAAACAAGCTTTGGCTACGGGTAACTTTACGGTACAAGGTCTTGGTACTTCGTCGTCTGCTTCAATTTCCAACGCAACCAAGGTAGGTGTTTCGCAGGTGTTGAATCGTCTGTCTTACCTTGCTACCCTCAGCCATTTGCGTCGTATTCAAACGCCCGTTGAGAAGTCGGGTAAACTTCTTGCCCCGCGAAAACTACACGGAACCAGTTGGGGATTTGTATGCCCGGTAGAGACACCCGAAGGTCATTCGGTTGGTATCGTCAAGGCGATGTCTATGCTCACATCAATTACACAGCATACGCCATCGTCTGTAATCATGCGGGTTCTGGAGGAATTCAATAATATCAAATGGATTTCCGAGTCCAAAATGTACAGTGGTATCTCCATCAACGTGAACGGCGTTATCGTTGCGTATACGACAGAACCTCTGACTGTCTACAAGATGCTGAAGGATGCGAAGCGAGCATTTCGGCTACATCCTCATACAAGCGTCGCATGGAACATCCTACACAACACAATCACGGTTGAGTCGGATGGAGGTAGGTTCGTGCGCCCACTATTTCGTGTAGAAAACAGCAGTATTCTAGATTCGCCTGGGTCAGATATTTGGAACGACTGGGTTAAAAGCTGTATTGAATACGTCGACTCGTCCGAATCCGAAACCATTCGGGTTGCGATGCAGCCGAAAGATATCACAAAACATCATACGCATTGCGAAATTCATCCAACGATGATTTTGGGTCATATGGCATCAACAATTCCAATGTCAGACCACAATCAATCACCCCGTAACACCTACCAGTCTGCCATGGGTAAACAGGCAGTCAGTATCTTTGCGCGTAACTACTCGAAGCGACTTGATAAGAACGGTTACATTCTGTGTCAGCCTGCGCGTCCATTCGTAGAGACACGTACTATGAAGGTGTTGAATACACACGAGATGCCGTTTGGAATGAATGCTATTGTGGCTATCGGTATTTACGGTGGGTACAATCAAGAGGATTCAGTTATCTTGAATAAATCGGCAGTGAATCGCGGGCTGTTTCGTAGTCTATACTACACGATGTACAAAGACGAGGAACATCGTAACGTAACAAGTGGGAAAGAAGAAAAGTTTATGAAACCAAACCGTGCCTCAACGCGCGGTTATAAGACATCATCTTATCATGCTATTCAAGAGAATGGGCTACCGAGAGTCGGGTCCAAGATTAGCGAAAATGATGTAGTGATTGGTAAGGTTACCAACTTGAAGCAAGACACGAATGGTTACGCGTATCGCGATTCGTCTACAACACATAAAAACGCAGAAACGTGTCGCATTGATGGTGTGTGGCAGGACAAGAACTCCGATGGGTACCCATTCGTAAAGGTTCGCGTAGTGAGTGAACGTATCCCTGAAATTGGAGACAAGGTTAGCTCCAGACACGGACAGAAGGGAACTTGTGGTATCATGCTGAACGAGGAAGATATGCCGTATACTGCGAGTGGTATGCGTCCTGACCTAATTATGAACCCACACGCAGTTCCTTCCCGAATGACTATCGCACAGCTGATGGAGACTATGTTTGGTAAGATTTGTTCAATGAAGGGAACATTGGGTGACGGAACGCCGTATTCTCACTTGTCCCGTGATGAACTAAAAAAGCAGATGATTGAACTTGGTATGCACCCTTATGGCAACGAGATTCTCTACAACGGACAGACAGGTGAGATGATGGAAGCAGAAATCTTTATGGGTCCTACATTCTACCAGCGCCTGAAGCACATGGTAAAGGACAAGACGCATTCTCGAGCACGTGGTCCTATTGTCAGTTTGACACGACAGCCTTGCGAAGGACGTAGCAGGGACGGTGGTCTGCGAGTGGGTGAGATGGAGCGCGATTGTATGATTAGTCACGGCGCTGCGATGTTCACAAAGGAGCGTCTCATGGATGTGAGCGACCCGTTCCCTACCGGCTTCTGTAAGAGCTGTGGGACACTTGCGGTAACGAACCCCAAAGAGAACATCTATCACTGCGGGACATGTGGGGTCCAGACGCAGTTCGAGCAGAAGACTATTCCATATGCCGTGAAACTGTGGGCTCAGGAGTTGGAGGCAATGCACATTGTCCCGCGTATGGTGTTTGAATAGAACTTAAATACCATATAACGTATATTACTTAATAAATGTTCACCGCCAACCTACAAGGTGGGCTTGGTAATCAATTGTTTCAACTCGCATTCCTAGAATACTTACAGAAACATACCGGCATTAAATATTACCTTCGTCATTCGGATATTTCAAGGCATATTAGTCAACATTCTTCTAAAAGTTATTTTGATTCAGTTTTTCAGAAGTTTAAAGAGTATGCTAATGACCTTTGCGTGGCTTTGACCATTTATGAAGAGAATCTAACTCCAAACGACTGGATAGATATTGCAAATAAACATTCAGCAAGTAATATGCTATTCAGTGGATACTTTCAGAATCATAACTATATAACACAAGAGTTTATTGATAAGCTTTCGTTTGAAAATGAAAGACTACAAAACTACCCGGATATTCAAAATACAGTATTTTTGCATGTTCGAGGCGGCGACTATGTCGGTCATGAATTACACCACGTTAACTTAGCCGAATACTACACTAATTCAATAGACCGTTTTCCAAAGGGAACAGTATTTTCAATATTTACAAATGACATAAATTATACAAAGAGTATTATAAACTTACAAAATATTAATCATGTAATTATTAATGAAAATGAGGTAGACAGCATATACTTGATGAGCAAATGTAAGGGCGGTATTTGTGCGAACTCTTCATTTTCTTGGTGGGGCGCAAGATTAAATCCAAATAGAGCTATAATTCTACCGTCTAAGTGGTTCAATGATTACAGTTTGTATACAAATGGATATTATTTCCCCGAAGCGACGGTAGTAGATGTTGAAAGATGGCGATTCTTAGACAAAGCCATATATATTAACCTGGACCATCGGACAGACAGGGAGCAACATATGAAATATATGACGAAAACATTTGGAAATAAAGTAGAACGTTTCTCTGCTATTAGAAACCAGCATGGAGCAATAGGCTGTACGTTGAGTCATATTTCGGTACTAAAAACGGCGATTGAGAATAACTGGAATAACGTCTTGATAATGGAAGATGACGCAGAATGGAATAATTTCGAAAAAGGATACGACACTCTGAAGAAACTCGCATCTAATCCATACGATGTTATTATGCTGGGGGGCAGTTTCGTATCTTACTATCCAGAAACCTTCCGCTTACATCATGCGTTGACAACAACTGCGTACTTAGTCAATAAGCATTACATGAAAACTTTACTAGATAATTTTGAAGAAGGACTGATTAACTTTCTATTACACCCATCTGAGTCAAGATTGTACGCAATTGATACATATAATAACAGATTACAACAGGCAGATAATTGGTATATAGTACAACCTCCTCTGGTATATCAGAAACCGACGTTTAGTGATGTTGAAAATACATTCGTGGATTATAGGTCGCTTATGGGCATAAAACATGAATTAACAGCATATGGAAACTCTAGTTGGATGGATCTATCTAAGTTAATCGGGCCTCGGCATAATACTGTATTACATTGTGACTTATTAGATACAAAGTCCGGCGACGATACTCACATCTTTTTGTCAATTGAACCAGAAGCTATAACTAACGCAGCCGAATGGATTATAGATCATTATAAATCTTTTAAATATATCATTACTTATAACGAAAACGTTCTGCGAAAATGTCCGAATGCTGTAAAATATTTATTCGGCACATCATGGATAAAAGCAGAGGACTATAATAACATAGATGTATCTTTAAAAAAGTTTAAAATTTCTAAATTAGTTGGAGATAAATTTTGGACACCTGGTCATATTTTAAGACGCACATTGTATCAGCAACAAAAAGAGTTTAGTCAATTTCCACTAAGTATTTACAGAAGTCATCGGGGATCACATTTAGAAGATATTTCAAATAATTTGTTATTACCTGACGACAATAAACTAAATTTATTTAAAGAATTTCAGTTTTCAATATCAATCGAGAATTCACAACAGACAAATTATTTTACTGAGAAGCTGATTGACTGTTTAATTACAAAAACAATACCTATTTATTGGGGCTGTCCAAATATTTCGGAATACTTTGATACAACTGGTTGGGTTATTTTTAATGACCTAAATGATTTAAAATATAAATTATCGTTACTAGATGATTCGTATTATTCTACCTATACCGAAGTGATAAATAAAAACTATGAAACTGCCAAAATGTACGCAGACTTTTATGCGAATGTAAATCGAGCAATCCGGACTATACCAGATTGGTAGTTTAAAACGAATTTTATCTAGAAACTATGATTGTACATAAGGATGTCTCTAGAAATCATTATTGGACCTATGTTTTCGGGTAAGTCAAGTCACGGTATTTCGTATGTTCGGCGTCAAAAAGTTATTGGTAAATCAGTTATCGTTATTAAGCCTAATATCGATAACCGCTATTCTCAAGAAGATGTTATGGTGACACATGACAACGAGCAGGTTCCGTGTATGATTTGGGATGTAAATAGACCGCTTTCTCCGACACAACAAATTACAAATAATAAATGTATCGTAATTGAAGAAGCTCAGTTCTTCAGGGGATTGAGAGATTTTGTTATCTTCGTCCTGAAAGCTCATAAACGTGACGTTATGCTAATTGGGTTGGACGGAGACGCCAGACAAGAACCGTTTGGTGAAGTTTTGAACTGTATCCCATTCGCAACCAATGTCACCAAATTGAACGCTTACTGTATGCTGTGTAAAGACGGGACCGTTGCCCCATTTACGCGTAAAAATGATAACAGCGGACCCCAAGTGGATGTTGGCGGTTCCGATAAATACCTTCCAGTATGCCTGAGGCATATAAACTAATTATTCGACAGTAAACCATCCAGTGTATGCGATTCTTGATCTATTACCGGTCACTCTGGATACAAAATGGTCTGTTATAAGTTCATCTTTAATTTTGAATATAACTAAGCTGTTAAATTCGGGTGTAACAACTTTATAAATATTCCTCTCATTACAGAACATTAATAATCCACCGTGTACAATGTTCCATTCTGGGGTCATTTGATATACGAACGCGTAATCGCCGTTACCTTTATCATGGTGAACTGTTAAAAAACTATCCTTTTCATATTTTGATACAAATGTTTCATCAAAGTGTTTGACCTTTTTACCGATTATCTGCTCGATCTTACATTTAACTTCATCACTGTTAAACAATTTCCTAATTTTACAAATACCGCAACCACAGGTATCGTAGTGATCATTTATATCTCTATAAAAACGATAGCAAAACGAACCATTTTCGTAAACAGTGTTGTTGTATTTTATGAGTTGATTGAACTCGTCGGTATCTGTTGTTTCCGGTATATTTCTAACATTCTTTTTGCCAAAATCAGCATCCGTTGGACGCATTGACAAATACCACCAATCCTTAGGTATATTATATATACTCTGGCTGATATCCTTTACTTCTGATTCATTTAAAAAATCGTTAACATAGTGTATGTTTGAATTCATTTATATACTTTTGTATTGTCTATTTAAACTAAACACGCATATATTAGGTAACATGACGCTATACATCCGTGCTGAGAACCCCGAACTGCGCAGTATGATTGAGAAGCAAATCGAGAACCATCGTTGGACTGATTCTGGATTTGATATTCCCATGCTTGCTAAAAATTTCGATATGAGTATGAACCTTCACGGTTTTTATTTTGGTATTAATGTTGCTGCGACTCTCTCAGATGGTACACCTGCTCCATGCCTTTTGCTTCCCCGCTCTTCTATTTATATGACAGCGTTCCGCATGTGTAACTCCATTGGGTTGATTGATGCCGGTTATCGCGGCGAAGTTAATGCGAAGGTCGACAATTTGTATCCTGGGGAAGAAACTACTGGCCGATTTCAGGATGGGGCACGACTTTTCCAAATCTGTCAGCACAACTTTCTGCCTTGGAGTAACATTGTTTTGACCGATGAACTACCAGCTCCTCCCGATTCACGAGGCTCTGGTGGATTTGGTTCTACTGGACTGCAGCTTGAAAATCACCCCCGGACTTAGACATAGGGATAAATGAGTACCAGTGAAACGACATCGTGAACAATCGCACCCCAGTAAGCAGAATACCAAGTGCTTTTTAGTCCAAATATCATAAACAGAATAACGACTATCGAACGTAGGAATGTATTGAGGATGGGATTCGCGGTCGGGATAAACCACAGGTTCATTTAATCTATGAAAACTTTTTCTCTTCATATAGCATAAACACAACATGGGTGGCGGTCTTATGCAGCTAGTGTCGTATGGTGCGCAGGACATTTACATTTCGGGTAACCCCCAGATCACCTTCTGGAAGGTGCTGTACAAGCGCCATACCAACTTCGCCGTGGAGTCCATTGAGGTTACCTTCAACGGCCAGGCCGACTTCAACAAGCGCGTGACAGCTGTGATTAACCGCAATGCCGATCTGATGTACAAGACGTACGTCCAGGTTGTGCTCCCCCAGATTGACTTACGCCTAACGAACGGTACTTTCGGTGCCGGAAATGCGACGGCTGGTTTCCGCTGGCTCAACTACATCGGCCACCGCCTCATCAAGCAGGTTGAGGTTGAAATCGGTGGTCAGCGCATTGACCGCCAGTATGGTGACTGGATGCAGATCTGGACTCAGCTGTCTACCGATGCCGGTACCGTGACTGCCCTTGAGTCCATTATTGGTAACACGCACGACCTCGTGCTCACGAAGCGCACGACCGGTCTCGGTCTGGATGCGACCTGCGCGGCCTCCGAGACCACGGTGTCTTGCGTGCCCCGCCAGGGCACCCCCGCGAAGACGCTGTACATTCCTCTCCAGTTCTGGTTCTGCCGCAACCCTGGTCTGGCGATTCCCCTAATCGCCCTCCAGTACCACGAGGTGCGCATCAACGTGGACTTTGAGACGTGGCAGAACTGCAGCTACTACGAGAGCTCGGTGGGTCAGGTCTCTACGTCGGCCGCCCCCCAGTCGCTCGCCGCCGCGTCGCTGTATGTTGACTACGTCTACCTCGACACTGAGGAGCGCCGCCGCTTTGCCCAGCAGAGCCACGAGTACCTCATTGAGCAGGTGCAGTACACTGGCGCCGAGTCGATCACGTCATCGTCCAACAAGATCCAGCTGAACTTCAATCACCCCGTGAAGGAGCTCTTCTGGGTCGTCCAGCGCGACTCGTTCGTTGACTGCTCCGGCCCTAACTGGATTGCCTCGGTTGGTGGCCCCCAGCCTTTCAACTACTCCGACGACTTCAGCTCGGAGGGCATGGTGATGTCTCTGCTGTCTCAGGCGAATGCGATTGGCAACTCTGGTGGCCAGAACCTCCCTGCGTCTGCGGCCACTGCGTTCCTCGGACAGGGTCCCACGCAGCCCTCTTCGCTCATCGGCGCGGATTCTATTGATAACATCGGTGTAAGTGAGTTCGAGTCAACGGTGAACTACCTGCTCGCCAAGGTGATTCTGGAGTCCGGTGTGCGCTGCGAGGGCAAGAACCCTGTGGAAGTCGCCAAGCTCCAGCTCAACGGACAGGACCGTTTCACGGAGCGCGAGGGTGCCTACTTCGACCGCGTCCAGCCCTACCAGCACCACAGCCGCACGCCTTCTACGGGTATTAACGTGTACTCGTTCGCCCTGCGCCCCGAGGAGCACCAGCCTTCCGGCACGTGCAACTTCTCGCGCATCGACAAGGCGACGCTCCAGCTCACGGTCTCCATCAACACGGTGGTTGGTGCCCGCACGGCCCAGGTGCGCGTGTATGCGCTGAACTACAACGTGCTCCGCGTGATGAGCGGCATGGGTGGTCTAGCGTACAGCAACTAAGAAATAATAAAAACTAAAAACGGGGAAACCCAAAAATATGAGACATAAACAATGGCTCATATTTGCGGATAAATAGAACTAACTAAAGCAGATACTATGATATAAATGGACGATTTTTCAAGATTCTTTTGGAATAAGGAAAAGCGCTTTCCGGTTCATAAATGGCATCACTATTTTGAAATATACGATAGACATTTTTCAAAATATAAAGATACCCATCCAGTCATAATTGAAATTGGTGTTTCGGAGGGTGGCTCCCTTGAAATGTGGAATGACTACTTCAAAGGTAAATGTAAAATTTATGGAGTTGATATAAATCCAAATTGTAAAAGATTCGAATCTGAGTTTCCAAATGTCAAAATATTCATAGGTGACCAGAGTAACGTTGATTTTTTAAACAAAATAAAGGCAGAGGTTCCAAATATAGACATCCTTATTGATGATGGTAGTCATATCAGCTCACATGTAGTTACAACGTATGAAGCGTTGTATCCTAATATCGTCCCAGGGGGAACATATTTAATAGAAGATTTGCACACATCGTATTGGGAAGAATATGAGGGCGGGTTATTGCGTCAAGGAACATCTATTGAATATATGAAGTCCTTAATTGATAAACTAAACGCAAAACACATAAGGGACTCAGAAGTAAATAGTTTCGTATTGGAAGGGCCTAAAAGAGTTAATCACATAGATACAGACTTTTCATGTACAACACAGTCAATACACTTTTATGATAGCATAACTGTACTTGAAAAGCATATAAGGCGACAAACTGTTGTTGAGGCTTCTATACGTCGGTAATTATGCGTTAGTTTAAAGATATAGATTATTGAGGCATTGTATATAAAAATGGAATAGAAGCATAATTTAACGTTCAAACACTAGTTGGCAGCGGACTTCCGTATTTCAAACGTAATAACTTTGTTTCATGTTTCTGTCTTTTTATATTACATACTGTATTTGTTAGCTGCAAATTATGAATTCTATTAATAAACAGTACATTATCGTAAATAGTAGGAGGTCCTACTTCTTTATATATTCTATAGTACCAATCTAAATCTAAGTACCAAATAAAGGTTGGATCCATTTTAATATGCTTTAATGATTTGTCCAATACAACCGCCGATGGTCCTGAAATTGTGTTACATTGTAGAATATTACTGTTCCACCGAGGTGTGAATTTATAACCTGTCGGGTCTATTATATGTGAACACGCAACCCATTTGGGGTTATGTGTTTTCATAAAATTAACAGTGTCCTGAACAGCATCCTGATACGCAAGTCTATCATCCATCGCTAGATAGTGAATATAATCGCCGGTACAGTATTGTAATGCATTATTCCAATTATGACAAGGATTTCCATAATTTTCTGAATATTTTACATATAAACACTCTACACCATTTGTATCTAGTGTGTTTACCATTTCTTTTATTACATCGTCTTTACTATGGTCAGATATAATACACTGTATAGGTCGATATGTTTGACTAAATACACTCAATAGATTTTCTCTAAGGAATTCGGCACCCTTTCCATAACATTCGTATGCAGTAATTAAAATACTGTATTTCATTATTATTTAACAGCGATAACATTGCTTAAATTAAATACCACTTAGAATATTCTGTGCGATATGGGTTGTCTACCATAAGGCAATTAAACGGGGAAACCCAAAAATATGAGACATAAACAATGGCTCATATTTGCGGATAAATTTAATAATATAAGAGTTAGATAATTGCTAGTATTCAACGGAGGCACTTATCAGAGAAGCGACTGCTCCAGTAAATAACTATATAATTCTGATTTAGAAAGAGGATTTAACCTACTGTTATAATTTAAAATGGGTTCAGTAGATATTATGTTCTTGTAAGGAGGTTTTATAAAATAGTAATTGTTTGAGTCTTTGACTAAACGATATGCTTGCGTTTCACTTATTAAAGATTCTAACATTTTCTCACCTGGTCTGAGTTTTGTAATTCTAATCGGCTTCTTATATTTTTCACTAAATATATCAATCATATCCTTTACATTCATAGAAATTAATTTGGGTATTACAGTATCTCCACTTTCTGCGTGAATAATCCCGTATTCAATAAGATCAACACTTTGTTCTAAGGTCATTACAAATCTTGTCATATCTTTGTGGGTTAGTGTAAAATATTTCTTTGAGTCATCTTTACCGATTTCATGTAGCAATGGAATAATACTTCCTCTGGAATTTAAAACATTACCATATCGAACATTTATAAATTTAATATTTGGAACATATAAGGATTTTTCTATAATAACAGTTTCACTCAACGATTTACACATTCCATATACATTTGTAGGTTCACACGCCTTATCTGTGCTAATAAATACAACATTTTCTAAATTAGTAAGTAATTGTTCATTCCTTTCAATCGCATCAGTGACATTTATTGTTCCCTGTAAATTTGTTGATAACGATTCATGTACTGCAAATTCACATCTATCAACATGTTTAAGTGCAGATGCGATAATAATAATATTTGGATCTTCTCGAATAATAGTTGTCTCAACTCTATCCTTATCGCGAATATCTCCTATTATAAATTTTAGATTTTTAGACTTATATTCAAGCTCCATTTTCCAATGTTTACTTTCATCTCTTGAATAATTCACTATATTGTTATTTGGAAGATATCGCTTTATGATTGCGTTTCCAAGCGAGCCACTCCCTCCAAATATCAAAAATTTTTTGTTTCCAATCATCGTTGACTAATAAGTTTAATTTATTTTTTAACTTTTACCGGAACTAATAAATGAGAGTATATGTATTTGGGGCAAATGGAATGTTAGGACACCAAGTTGTAAAAGAACTATCGTCTAGTTATCATATAATTCCGGTTACGCGAAGTATGTTTGATGCCATGAAAGATGATCTATCATTGTTCTTACACGATATAACCCCAAATGATATTATTATTAATTGTATTGGAGCAATCCCCCAGAAATCCCCAACCACTCAGGAATATATTCAATTAAATACATTATTTCCTCTGAAGCTAGAAGAACTTGCAAAAACCCATGGGTTTATATTTATTCACATTACTACCGATTGTGTGTTTGATGGTAAAAAAGGAGGTTATATAGAGACAGATGCTCACACAGCAACTGATATATACGGTATCACAAAATCACTAGGAGAGCCTAAGTCGGCATGTGTCATCAGAACGTCTATTATTGGTGAAGAGATTACTGGAAAAAAGAGTTTACTAGAATGGGTAAAATCCCAAAGTGGAACGACTGCAGGTTATACGAATCATCTTTGGAACGGGGTTACGTGTCAGACGTTATCAAAAATAATTCGAGAAATGATTGATACTAAAAGTTTCTGGACAGGTATACGTCATATACATTCTCCAGATACGGTAACAAAGTATCAATTATGTAATTTTATAAATGAAGTATATAATTTGAATCTTGATATATTGCAAATCGAACATATTTCTTCAAAGAATATGACGTTATATTCAATATATCCCATTATCTATGACATTGAAACAATACAAGAACAGATAAAATATTTAAAAAATAATCAAGTTTCTGTATAAAATGGGAAAATTTATATGGTCTCAAAGAAAACACGTTAACAACGCGTACGCTGTGTCTGAAATTATTCCAATAGAGAGTGTACTGCCTACTGAAGTTATTCCAGTAGGCACTATCAATTATCCAAATACATTTACTTTTGAGAATAATGAATACATTTATACCCCCGATAGTAACGATGCCTCTGTATATGGATGTATTCGAGAAATTGTTCTTAATAATGAATATAGATTGGACTTATTTAAAAACAGAGTAGGTAAATATTTTATAGACATAGGTGCAAATTGTGGAATTGCAAGTATAATTTTGGCTAAACAAAATCCAAATTCCACAATCCTTGCATATGAACCAAACCCGCAATGCTTCCAACTCTTGAAGTCTAACGTTGAAATAAATAAATTAAAGAATATTAAAATTTTTAATATGGGTGTATCGGACAATATTACTAAAAATCTTTTATTAACTATAACTCCCGGATTTTCGGGAGGAGGAACTACTTATGCAAAACAAGGCGAATTTAAACAAGCATATAATGTTAGCGGTCCAGATGTTCTAGCTGTCGAATGCACTAGTTTAGACAATATTGTTAAAGACAGTAACATTAGTGAGATTGAATTGCTAAAAATAGACTGTGAGGGTGCAGAATATAGTATTATTTATAATTCCGAATACTTCAAACAAAAGATCGTAAAGAATATTGTTGGAGAATTTCATTCTTTGAACTACACCGATGTAGATAACGATATAGAAAAACTTTTAATGTACTGTAAAATATATGTAAGTGGGTTACTAAAAATTACAAAACTTTATTTATAATGTGACCTATAAGTTAATTTACAAAAAAATCATGTATATGTTTTACTATTAAATCACTCGTTTGTCCATCACCCAACCAATCAGTATTCATAGAAATAGTTTTATTTTCTATGCTTTCTATCCAATCAAAAACTTCGGAATTACAGTTACTATACTTTTTACTGCAATTATTAATGTAACTTTGTGGTCTCTCGGTATATTCTCGTGGAACAATAACAGGTGTTCCTAGCAAGGCAGGTTCTTCTTGACCGGTTCCGCTGTCACTAATTATAAATCTTGAATTATATACTGTTGTAAGATAGTCCATGTAGGACATTAACGGCACCATTTCTATATTATCAAGCTCAATATCCCATTTACGAATAGAATCATCTAAACGTTTAAAATATAAAATTTTTATTGGTAGATTATATTTGTTACAACATTCGTTTCCAAATTTGATAATAGATTCTAATCTTTCCTTATACAGGAAATTTTCAGGTCTATGAATATCCATTAAAATTAAATTTGACTTTTTCGCTTGTAAAGTTATCTTATCTATAAACACGCTAACGGGCTCAATAATTGTATTTCCGACTACAAAAACATTTTTCTTAATGTTTTCACTGAAAAGGTTTGTTTTATAATCGTCATGATACACAAAAAGAATATCACTACAATGATCGCATACCGTTCGGTTAATTTCTTCTAACATTCTCTTATCCCCCGAACGCATACCAGCTTCAATATGGCCGATTTTATAACCCCCCTTCTTCAATGGGAGAGATGCTGCGGCTGTATTTGCGTCTCCTAGAAATAGAATTAAATCAGGTTTGATATTTTTATCCTTAAATAATTTTGGAATATTTACAGAAAGATATGCCAGTTGTTCATAATGATTTGATGCATTTTTACCAGTATCTAGAGTATAGTCTGGTGCTCTTATATGTAACTCTGAAAAAAAAACATCTGATAAATTTTTATCATAATGTTGACCTGTATGAATAAGAATGTGATTGAAATTGGTATCGAGTTTTTTAAAAATTTCAGACATACGAATAAAATCCGGACGTATTCCGGTTATCGTGACAATTGTTTTCATTTTAACATAATATAATACTTATATTAAAACCATTATGAAACAGGTGTCAATACATATTGCGAAAATGGGAACTTCTAGGTATAACCCGGTAGTAAATCCTCCTGTGACAAATATTAAAATAGAATACATAATCAAATGCAGCCGATAACTCATATCTTTGCGAAACTTTTTAAAAGGCATGCAGTTGAAATTAAGATAAATGAACAATTGGAACCAGATAAGAAAAAATACGTTAAATTTATAAAAGACCGAGACTTCGTAAAAACAGTTATTTCAAATACTAATTATTTTACTGTTTCAAATGTAAACAATAGAAATATAGATGAATGTAAAATTTCAATAGTTATGTGTAGCAGTAATCGATCAAAACAAACATATTTTACATTAAAAACAATATCAGAAAGTTCGGTAAAGAATATTCACATCATTTTAGTTGACGATTCAGACGTAGATAAAATATTGCTAAGTGAGCTTAAAAAATTAGACTTAAATATAGATTTTATAGAAATAAATAAACGAACAAAGTGTTGGGTAAATCCATGCGTAAATTATAATATTGGATTTCAATATGTTAAATGTTCTAAAGTTATTATACAGAATGCTGAAGTATGTCATGTAGGGGATGTTTGTAAATATGTTGACTTGAATACAGATGATACGTATAAAGTGTTTGACGTTGTTTCGACGGATAATTACGATGAAAATAATATATTACATAACGCTGACGATTTATCATTTGATGCTCTATATCGTACTTTTAAAGAAAATAATTGGTATCAGCATGCAACCCACGTTACAGATTATCACTTTCTTACTTCATTATCTAGAGAAACATTTGATAAGCTGAATGGATTTAGTTTTGATTATTTTTCAGAAGGATGTTATGATGATAATGATTTTCTTCTTAAAATCAGAAGTCTAAATATTCCAATTATTGATATACACTGTGAAGATAATAAATTTATGGGAATACATCAATACCATGTTATATCTACTAATTCGTGGGCATATCGAATGAATCTCAATCCTAAATTTTTTGATAAGAAACATGCTTATTATTTAAAATTTAATGCATATGTAGATATAGATGAACTTCCTAATCAAGAGGTAATTAAACTATTTTAACAATTTACAATATCTGTAATTATTGTCCATTTGAATTATGCGAATACCAATTGATCTTGTATTTAACTTATATTTTATCGACGATGTTAATACCGATTCGTTTCTATCATGATTACTATCCATTAAATTTTCTATAAATATTGGTGCCGACATTGATGTATTTGTATCATTATTAATACGTTCATACGAGTGAAAATATATGTAATCTTTATGATGATGGTATGTTTTTAGTTGATAACACGGATTTAACACTTTGTACCCTGATATTTCAAAAGCATTCATAAATACATTTTCAGCTCCGTATATGTTCTGCCTGAAGTCTATAAGGCTACAATCTATTCTAGAAGGTATCTTGAATATAAAAGTATCGTGTGAACCTGTGTATTCTGAAATAAGAAACGGTACATAGTTGTTATCAACTGTTTCGTATCTAGTCAATGCAAATATAGTGTTGTTGTCTAGTTTATTTAGAATATTTAAGTCAAACGATCCAATTTCTATGTCGGTGTTACATATACAAATAATAGAATTTTCTTCTAAAGTGTTTGCATAATTTATAAAATGTTTGTATGTGGGTTGTTTTTCTATGATTGAATAGATTCCCAATGGAAATTTATTTTTAAAGTAATCAATATCGTCACCATTACATAACATATGGACTTTTGAAATTATTGTATTTTCAAAATGAGATTTTATACAGTATTCAATTTCATTTTGACGTTGTTTTTTATGTGCATCTTCTAAATTATCATATCTCCAAACTTGTATTATGATATTCATATTATAATGTATACAATATAAAAATGAAAAAATCAGTGTTTTCTTTCACATTGTACGGGTCTAACCCAAAGTATACATTTGGAATGATTGAAAATGTAAAACTTATAAATGAAAAATTTTCAGAGTGGCATATATACATCTATTATAATAATGTTCCTATCCATATATTAAGTCAACTGACATCTCTTAAAAATGTAATGCTTATTCAAACCGAATTTTATGATATCAGAGCAAGATTAGAGAGATATTATGCAATCGATAATGATGACGTAGATGTTATGGTTGTACGCGATGCCGATAGTAGGATTCATACGCGAGACGAGTGGTGTATTCGTGAATTTATAAAATCCGATAAATCTATTCATATAGTTCGAGATCATCCTCATCATGGATGGAAAATGCTTTCTGGATTGTGGGGAATCAAGCAAGGATGTCTTCCCTTTAAAATCAGAGATAGTATAATAACCTATTTCCAAACTCATCCCATAACATGGTGTATAGATATGGAGTATTTGAGTGATACTATTTATCCCATGTTAGCAAAATCGTCCATTGTCCACGGATTGTTTAGTTTCAGTAAAGATGAAACAAATGTTACAATTCCATTTCCAATTGTAGACTATGATTTCTGTGGACAAGTTATAGATTATTCATCAGATGGTTCTATGTTTAAAGTGTATAAAGATATTTAATGTACCTAATTATAATAGAGATATATGGACTTCAGTATTTTAATAGCAACTATGCATTCGCGTAAACCATTATTTGATAAATTACTAATTGAAGTGAATAGACAAATATGCGAAATAAATGAGATTAGACTACGAGTTATAAATACAAATAAAGGTAGATTTATGAAGTCCAGAAGAATACCAACGTTTGAAGTACTTTATGAAGTAGATGGTGGCGAAATGACTCTTGGCGCTAAACGTAACTTGTTGGTATCAAGAGCTAATGGGAAATATTGTTGCTTTATAGATGATGACGATATTATATCGCCGACCTTTTTACAAACATTTGTTCCTATGATTTATGGTGATTATGATTGTGCCTCATTTCTTGGTATATATTATTACAGGGGAACTAGTAACACCCCATATGAAAAACTCTTTTACCATTCACTAGATGTTAAAGACTGGGCAGAAGTAGACAGCAAGTACTTGCGGTCTGTATCGCCGATGAATATGATAAAAACTGATATTGTTAGAAATGTTCGATATGCCGACATACGTAATACAGAGGATCATGAATTTTCAATACGTTTAATGAAATCCGGGTTATTACATAGAGAATTTAAGATTCCAAATGTTCCAATTTATCACTATATAGATGGTGTGAAAGGAACACGAGAGTTGTGGAACTATAAGTGGATTGAAAATTTTACAAAGATTGAATTATTTATTTCTTAATTCCCCATATGCGTTTTGGCGAACGTATAATCTGTGTAACAGGCTCTATAGAAATTGGAATTTTAACGACCTTATAATATAAATATTGAATCCTATCGTGTACAAATTCATTCTTTACTAGCTCTTTCTCCTTCAATCGCATTGAAAAATCTTTGTCTTCAGAGTGAGAAATATCAGCAAACATTATCTGTCTTGCTATTAGGTTTTTAATGGGATTGAGATGATTTGGAGGACGATAGTATCCATCTTTGTCATCGAACCATTCGTCATATTTTACTGAATGATAAAAGTGTTTTTGAAACACATTATTCACATAATAACGCCCGCTTAATTTTATCGCATCGTAATCACCCGACAATTGTGCTTCTTCAATAACTTTAAAATAATCAGGAGTTATTTTATCATCATCATCTACGAAAGCTACATATTTACCGGTTGCGCGATTCAATAAGTCGGTGCGTTTTTTACCAATTGACATATCAGGTCTGCTATCAAACAACACTTGAATTTTTAAGCTAGAATTATTTTTATGGTTGTGGATATCGTCTAGTAACGTACTAAATTGTTCATGTCGTTTCGGTATTGTACAAATTAGAACACTTATGTCATATAGCGGAATAAAACGTCGCATATACGTTTTCTCATCTTCTTGATAGTATTTATCATTCACACTATAAAGTTCGTCACTTGTTGTATTTGAATTATTCCCAGGATGTTCGTGTTTAATAATGACGGTGTCTAAATATGTTTGTTTACCAAGTCTATTTGCCTCATTTGTAAATTCATTATCACAAAATAGCGACTTGTATTCGGGACAATAAATATAACCAAAACGTTTGTAATATTTGGATCCGCATATAACAAGTGTATTTGTTCGGTAGCCGACGTATCCATCGTTAAAAAACAGCACACCATCTCTATCTGGATAAAATTGTGTCATTGAATCGCGAATAATATCATCATATCCTTTGACGATAGGAACCATATCGTCTGAAGCAAGTAGTAAAATATCGAATGTTAGTGTGTCGGGAATATCTCGGTTAATCGCATGTACCTTTCCGTTTGAAGTTCCAACGCATACTTCTATATTTTTATGTATATCCAAATACTTATCTTTATTCAGTATAGATTCATTATCATCTTCGTCAATTGATACAATTACCTTTATCCTCGTCATATCGCTTGCTAGCGAAACATATTTACTCAATACTTCTATACTTTTTTCAAGACGGTTTCTAGTAGGATATTTAATTAAAATATTCATTTATTTATAACCATATATTTAATCAGGACGCACAACGTAAGTTACGTCTGGAGATATTTTAATCTTATAAATATTATTTCTCAATCGATACAATAATCCCCAGTCTTCGCATACTCCTGGTATCATTCCTTCTATGTTCTCGAATAGTAGTTTTTGATTGATAGCAATAGTTCTTTTGTAACAGAATGAAATTCCTACTTCTCCGAATTTAAATTCTGTATCACCTGCTACGGGAATTATTTTTCCGTCAGGCATTTTCATTCGAAAAATAATAACGTCAGTATTAATTTTATCACGATTAAAGCATTCAATATAATTAGGTGTCAAAATATCATCGTCATCTACGAATCCAATCCACTCGGTAGTTGCCACTCTAATACCCTCGTTTCTTACAAAACCTGCGTTTCCATTCTTTGGAATTTCTGTGAACTGAATACGTACATCAGGGCTCTTGATACTTGGAGAGATACCGTCAAATACCACAATCGCATTCCATTCAGGATACGTTTGTGCTATTAAAGATTCAAGAGTTCGGGTCAGTGTATCTCGTCCAATTGTTGGAATTATAAGTGTAATACGTCCATCCTTTGGGACATTCTTCGTAAAACGCGAGTACATTTAATTTTTACATATAAATTAACAGATGCCGTTTGACGTACATTATTATTTAATTCACGGAATTGACTCATCTAGAAAACCATTCATGGAACAACAATTTAAAACGTATGGAATTTTGGAAAGTTCTGTAACATGGATTACTCATCCAAACAAGAATGATCCACTCCCACATGTATGTAGCAATAAAGATCTTCCAAAGGGTATGATTTCGTGTACATATAAACACTATCTTGCGTTGAAGGATATTGTTGAAAATGGATACAGTCACGCAGTAATAATGGAGGATAATATTGAATTCCGCGACAATGTACCTAAAGCATTAGAACGATATCTGAACGACTTACCATCTGACTGGGATATGTTATTTGATAGTGACTTTCGTGATTTAAAATCAATCGCAAACATAACACCTGACACAATTGTATATAAGCAAGCATATGGACTACATCAGTTAGTTAAATATATGTATGTTGATGGTAAAACAGAAATAAGAAATGAAAAACGCGGTGTTTCAAAGGGGGCTCATTTTATATTTTTAACTCATAAAGCAGCAAAACAGTTATATGATAATTTTATACCTTTTCACGAATCATCCGACCACCATTATAACTTTCTGTGTGAAAAATTGAATTTAAATGTATATTGGGCGGAACCACCAAATGTACATAAAATAAATAGACCATCGACATGGAAAGACGAAATTGTAAAAAAATCAAAATTTATTTGGAATAAACAGTAATGGATGAAACCAGTTGTAGATACGTAGGGTCTTTTGCGATTCTAAAAACTGCGACGCATCATTCGCCACCAATATCTGATTATGATAATTTTGATAATAGTGTATACTCAAATTTAGTTGGGGGGTCTATTCTTCACGTATGCCCCCAGGCTCTTCCTAAATTTGTAAGTACGATATTGCCAACAATTAAGACGCCATTCAAACTTATAACAAACAACTCAGATGCTACTTTACCAACTGATTTTCAAAATGATTGTGATGCTATACTGAATAATCAATACTTATTACACTGGTTTTCGCAAAATTGGGTAATACATCATCCAAAAGTAACTCGTATACCGATTGGATTAGATTACCATTCGCTCAAACCAACAAATACAAAAACGCACGTTTGGGCAAGGAATTTTGTAGATAAACATTCTTGGGGGGATAGAAAGAATCCAATTCAACAAGAATATGAACTATCGTACATAAAGCATAATTCAAAACCATTTTGGGAACGTCAAATAAATGCATACGCAAATTTCCATTTCTTAATGTGGACGCGATATGGGAAGATAGATAGACCGGATGCCCTGAACAGCATTTCAAAAGACTTGGTATTTTATGAACCCACAAAGATAAAACGTGATATTTGCTGGAAGAATATGGTTCAGTCTGCGTTTGTAATATCACCTCATGGGAACGGATTAGACTGTCATCGTACATGGGAAGCACTTGCGCTGGGCTGTATTCCTATTGTAAAATCTAGCGGAATCGATCCTTTATTCGACGACCTGCCAGTGTGGGTAGTTCAGAGCTGGGGGGAAGTAACAATGGCAAATATGAAACTAAAGATAGAGGAGTTCAAACATAAATCATTAAGCTGCGAAAAACTCAATCTTTCATACTGGAAAGCAAAAATTATCGGTACATAGTAAATGCCAAGCGCAACTCGCAAGATTGGTTCTCGGGCACAAGTTATGCACGGTACAGCAGAGAAGACGAAGGGTGGTCTCACTAAGAAGTCGTTGAAGTACAATAAGGCGGGTCGTATTGTATCTCGCAAGAAGAGTGCGACAATGAAGCGCCGCGCATAAGTATTTTAAACGAATGGTTCATAACACAATAAATGGCGGATTATATAGTGGAAGCGAAGACGGTCCAAACTGGAGCCATTCGCACACTAGTAGAGGCACTGAAGTGTATTCTCGTTGAGATGAGTCTCATTTTTGATTCGGAAGGTATTCGCATGGTTGCTATGGACAACACTCGCACCGTGCTGGTACATCTTCGTCTATACGCGGATAAGTTTGAGCATTTTTCCTACAAACACACTTCCGCTAAGCTTGTGATTGGTATCAATACTGACCATATTTACCGTATTATCAAAACGGCGACTAACGATGACACGATTACATTTTATATCGAGCAGAACGATTCTAACACACTCGGTATCCTGCTAGAAGATGGCGATAAGAAACAGGTTACTCGGTATAAGTTGAACCTGCTGGATCGCGACGAACCCGATCTACAGTTACCCGAAGTTGACTTTTCGGCACATATCACGATGCCTTCGCTTGATTTCCAGAAGATTTGTCGTGACATGACCCTGCTGGGAGCAAAGACGGTTGAAATTAAGAATGTAGGTCCATCATTGACTTTCGGATGTAAGGGACATTTTGCGTCACGCACAACCGTAATGGGAGACAGTGAGAACGAGTTCAGTATCCAGAAGAAGGGAGCAGATGAAATTGTAACCGGTACATTCTCACTGCCCCATTTGGTTCTGTTCACAAAGTGTACCAACCTATGTAACAACTTAGAAATTCATATGAAAAATGACTGGTTCATTCTTATTAAATATGTAGTAGCCAACTTGGGCTGCGTTCAGCTGGCCCTCATGCCATGCTCGGCCTAAATATGCTTCTGCCGTATGTTACAGCTCTTGCTATTAATTCTAATCCAAAACAACCTAACGCAACGGTTTCAGCAATTACAAAATAGTTACTGAAGTCGGTTGAGGAAATTTGGAATACGTCTTGTATTAATGTGTGAAACGGGGAAATATTCTTTGTAAGATTCTGTTCAGCAATAACTGAAATACATACTTTTAAAAAGACATGTTGAACCCAAATGAATAATATGCAAATAAAAATTGAAAATTGAAACCAAAAACTAGTATAAATCGTATGCGATGCAATAACCAGTAATACTAGCAGCACAAAAAACATAAAATGTAGAGCCCCCAAAATATACCCAAGAACTTCCCCTTCATTTGTTAGCCAACGAAACGCAAATGTAACTAAATATCGAAGTCGTGTTTCTAGTTTTTCTACCAAATTATCTTTATCCAATTCAATTTGAATCTTCATTACTTCTACTTCGGACGAGATTTATGCGCGGTATACGTAACATCATCTGTAATTTTGAATCCCTTCATATTAGGATTGAGTATTGTGCGAGCCGATGCTACCGTTGTAGTGTTCCAAATCTTAATGATTGAGAATGCTCCCTTGGGAGATAGTGTAATACCGGCAACCGTTTCGGGGCTGCTGGGGATAATTTCATTTGATACACAGTGTACCATCATGTCCACGAATGTATCATAACCCATATAGGCTTCAACTTTCTTAGACCAAGAACCACCTGATTCATTCTCGGGAGAATCCCAAAGTGGCTTGAATCCCCGACGCATAAAGAAGAACATACCAGACTCCCACGCTTCTTTGGGTATTGAATCTACAATAG